TCAGCAACCTTGGCCTGCCACTCCTCGATGGTGGCTTCACCGCGCTGCGCCTTGAAGAACAGCGGATCGGCTTCGGTGGTGTAAGCGGTGGCGCGTTGTTGCTGGGCAATCTTGCGGGGCTGCTCGGCAATGAGACGATTTAGCTCGGCTTGGATTTCAGCCTCAGTGGGCTGAGAGTGCGTTTTATCTAGCCATTCCAGCTCATCACCTCGCAGCACCCATTCGGCATTAGGGCAAAGAGCCTGCAGTGCGTCAGCTTTAGTCGGGTTCATGCTGCCACCTCCATCAAAGTAATAAACGACGGAGCACCACTGTTCTGAAAAGCGTGTGTCCCTGCATTTGTCGATGCCTGGGTTTTGTATGTAACAGCAGACGTGGTAGAAGGTGAATCCAGATACATAACACTAATGTAGCCGGCAAGCCGAACATTTCCGCCATTGTCAGCGGTAATTTCAAAACTATCAAAGCCTCCCCCGCTATTGGAAAAGTCAACAATGCTTGTTGATCCTCGCAATAGTCTTAATCTGCAACCCAACGCTGTCGGATTAGATGCTGCGTTTCGCACTTGCTGATTTATAAATACGAGAATTTTACTTGTTGAGCTTGCAGGAGTAATACTGGCGGTAAGCCCAGTGTCTGTAAATGTTGCCGTGTTGATGTTTGTGTTCGTTGAATACGTTGCCTGTGTTACTTGCAAAATCTTCCCAGCACCGATCCAACTCAACGCCCCCGAGCCATTGGTGCTGAGCACCTGCCCACTGGAACCGTTACCAGTCGGAAGCACCAGCGTGTTCGACCCAGCCACCGCCGGAGCGTCGATCTCGGTGTAGCCCGATGTGCTGCCGTTTAGACGGATACTCATTTGTTTGCCTCCAGGGCGGTCTTGATTTCGTCAGGGGTAGACGCGCCTTCGATCACATCTTGGATCAGGGCGTATTTATCGCGGATCTCTTGCCGCTTGGCTTCTGCTTCAGCAGCGTCAGCACCAGGGATCTGTTTGGCGATCACCTCGTCGTAGGGGGCGAACTCCTCAGCGCGTTGTTGGCGGCGGATGTTGTGGCCGATCTCTTTGCACTTATCAAGGTCGTGCTCGATGCAGCAGTCGCCCATGACCCATGCGTTGCGGAAGTAACGGTTGCTGGGGATGTCGTCAGCGGAGACGATCTCGTAGGGCACGCCTTCGGGTACATCCTTTGCAGCAACTTCTTCGATGGGCAGCTCGCCGGTTGGGATGATAATGGAGACTCCGCCGGTCTCGTTTTGGTAGATGATTCGTTTCATGATGGGTTAGCGAAAGATGGCGACGTGTATTCCAGGAATGTCATAAGATGCTGTTCCATTTGCGTACACGGTAATAAAACGTGCTGAACTTGCAGTTCTTACTGTTCCATAAACAACACGCATATCAGATGTAGTTGCACTTTCATGCGAGCCAGTTCCAACGGTTGCATAATTCGCATCCGCCAACGCCGTAGTGAAGTTCACCGTATAGTCCCCCGTCCCGTTATCCGTAATGCTGCTCACGTTGTAGCTGGCGCGGATCGCCACCGTTGAGGTGCCGTTGAAGTTCACCCAGGCTTTGCAAAGCTGCCCCTGCTCAGTGGTGCCGATCTTGGCGTAAGTGACAGCGTTGGCCGCAATGTCATCCGTGGTGATCACGCCATCGGGCAGGCCGCCTGCGCTGATGCCAGTGATTGTTCCAGAGCCAGCAATGGTGATAGGCATGATTAGACGATGACCCAGGATTGGCCGGAAGGAACGGTGACCGTTACCCCAGAGTTGATCGTGATCGGTCCAGCCGACATGGCGTTTTTGCCAGTGCTCAAAGTGTAATTGGTGGTGACCGTCTGGCCATTCTCGTAGAAGATGTCATCAGACGATCCACCCGTTGCACCGCCGCCGATTGCGCCCCAGGCGCTGGCTTTGTAGCCCTCAAATTGGTTGAGGGTAGTGTTGTACCGGATCATCCCGTTGACCGGGGAGCCGGGGCGTTGAGCGGTGGTGCCGTCCGGCAGTTCCAGCGCCGTGGTGGTGCCGAGGATTACGTCGCCGGTGAACGTGGCGCCAGCTAGAGATGCCAGGCCGAGGTTGGTGGAGGCCAGCGTGCCAACAGTTACCCAAGCCGAGTTGGCGGCGTTGCGCAGTTTGAGCAGGCCGGTCGTTGTATCCGCCCACCATTGGTAGGCGTAGGTGGTGGTGGGTTCGGTGGCGCCGGAATGGTTTGTGAAAACTGCAGCGAGCTGACCATTGATGTCAGAACGTACCGCACTTCCGGTTCCATTACTTACAACACCATCCGCTTGGGGGGCCACAGCGTCAGAGACAGTTCATGTCATCCAAGTCTACCCAGCCCGCCCATAACCAGTTGCACTCCATGTGAACTGCCGCGTCACAGTGCTACCACTGGAATTAAAGAAGCTGATGGTGAAGCCGTTGCCGGTAACCGAGGACACTTGGAAGTAATCGCCGGCCTGCATGTTCTGTGCTGTCACACCAACGCTGGGCAAGTACGCATTAAGGCCGCCGATGCTGGCTGTGCCTGTGAAGAAGGCGTTGGGAAAGGTGACGGTAGTCGAGCTGCTGCCGCTGATGGCCGCGTTGCTTTGCTCAGTGCGGCGTTGCAGGGTGGCAAGGTAACCCAACTCATCCACCAGGATGTTTTGCGATACGTCGGCGCTGGTGAGAGTGGTGCGGAATTGAAAGCCTCGGCCACGGAAGGTGCCGTTGACGAACGGCTGCCATGCACCCCAGGTCGGAGTGCTACTCGGGTTGTCGGTGGTGCTGCGGAGTTCGAGGATGGCGTTTACCGCGTCGATCACGCCGCCGTCCCAGTCACTCCAAGCGTCCACATCAGCAAGGCGGCTGTCAATCAGATCGCTAGGAAAATAGCCACGGGTGACAAAGTAACGGCTGAAGTCGATGGAGAAGGTGTTGCCGAAATCAACGGTGGTGGCGAACTGGTAGGTGCCCGACGGCTGCACGTCTCCCATCACGTCAAAGCTCACCAGAGAGTCAACGTCAGGCACGCTGTCGAGGAGGCTGGTGCCGTCAAGGGTGAGGGCGTCAAACTCATCGCTATAGAAGACGTTGGTGCGCGTGCCTTGGAAGGGCGGCGCGTCTTGGTCTTCGCGCCGGTTGATCAGCGTGAGCGGTGCCAGCGTGTCGGGCAGGTCGATGATGATGCTGGTTTCGCTGGCGCTCTGACGGCCGCCGTCATCCTCAAACTTGACAAGCACCTCCCCTTCGACTAGCGGGATGATTGCCTCGGTAGCGCTGCCGGCTTTGGCAGGGATCAGGTCAACGCTGTTGCTCCAGCTGGCCGAACCGTCCGTCAGGTTGCTGTGGCGGATGTGGATCTTTCCGCCAACCTTCACGTCAAGGTCAACCGTCTCATCCCAGCGCAGGCGGCCAGAGTTGGCGTTGATGGCCTCAAAGCTCAGGTTCTGGACATTGCCCGGTACAGCGGTTTTGCCGACGAGGGCAAACTGGGCAACGGCAATAGAGCTGCCTTTGTTGACATAGTTGTAAGCCTGAATTTGGACGTAAAGCGTGCCCGGCCGTGTGTTCGTGATCTTGATCGAAGGTGAGGTTGTATTGGCCTGACTCCAGTTGTCGTTGTCGATCCGGTATTTGACGCGGAACTCAGCGACGCGATCCCTTGGGCTGATCCAGCTAAGCGTGAAGCCCGAAAAGACGCTCTGCCCATCTTGATAGAGGTATTCAGTGCCGCTAATGCTGCTGACGGGATCAGGAGGGTCAGAAAGATTACTGATGTCCCGCGTCGTCAGCTGAATATCAGACTCAATCGCCGCGTAGATGCTGCTGTTGTATTGCAGGGCGGTGACACCGTAAATGCCATCCTCAGTCTCAACAACATTCAAGACGCGATATTGCTGCGCTTCGATGTCATTGGTTTGAATCAGCCAGATGGCATTGGGGTTCGGTGCAATGCTGAACGGGTTGCCAACGGTAATGGTGCGGCCTGAGATTGACTGAATAGGGCGCAACTCGGCAATGCCAGTCGGAAGGATGACTGAAATGGTTGGATTGTTTGCCAGGTTGACGCTGAGGTCAGTAGTTGAATCAACAGTGATTGATGAAGTGGTGGCACTGCTAACGCGACCGCTGCGGCGGGTGCCGGCTTTCATCGTGTCGGCCACATCGACAACAGAGCCTGGTCGCAAGACGATTCCCGAATCTATGGAAACAGAGAAAGTAACTGTTTCGGTCAGGTTCTGCTCGCTCAGCAACGCCCACTTACCGGCGCGATGCGCTTGACCTTGGCTGTAACAGCCGAGCGCTTTAATGTCTTTGTTAATGATGCCGTATTTAGCAACAGCGTCAGAATCTTCTACGTATTCATATTCGACTTCGCCCAAGGTGTCGTAGGACTGCCATGCGACGGTGGCGGTGGTATGGCGTGCCTTTTGCGATGTGCCGCTATAGACAAACAGACCATCAACGACATTGCTTGGGCCTAAGAGGTATTGCGAATCCGCGGGCTTATCCTGCTGGAGGACAAGCGAGCCGGCGCCGTAGTAAGCAATGCCGCGGAACAAGCTGGTCATCTCTTGGATGACGTTGTAAACCTCGTCGCGGCTGTTGATCAGCAGGTTGCAAGAGAAGCGAGGTTCAAAACCTCCTTTGCCATCACTAACAAGCGTGTTGCAGTATTGGCTAATGGCATAAAAGTCATAGCGGTCCAGGCTGCTAGCAGGAATAGATGCGCCATACCGCGTATTGGTAAGAAGATCCCACAAGCACCAGGCAGGGTCGTTACACCACTGCGCCGCACCAAAAGTGCCATCCCAGACGCCAGCGTAAGTGACGCGCCCGATGTGGTTAGTGGTGTCAACAGTGGCGTTACTGGGCAGCTGTACCTTCAGGCCACGCACCAAATACTTACGGCTAGGAATTGAATCAAACTGGCGCGAGTCAAAGCGAAGGAAAGCCAATGCGCTATTTGGGTATCTCAGCTTTTCGTCAATGATCGACGTGTAACTAAACCAGTAAGTCTGGTTCTGACGCTTGGTGCTGCTTTCATCGGCGCTTACACGAATGACCTTCACGTCTACGGGAAAAGCACCCGTAAGCGGAATCATGTAATCACGTTGATAGCGGTTGCTGGTCTTGCCGCTAATCGTGTCATCGACGACAGTTGTATAGCCGCCAGAGTTGTATTGAACCTGAATGCGAACCTGAACGCTGTTTCCAACAATATCGCCGTCATCTTCAATGATCTGCAGTGAAGGGACCTGCAGGGTCACGCGAACACGATCAACATCCGAGTCCGTAATTGTGCGGACAACTGGCGTCGTGTTTAGAACTTCAACGTTGACCGCGTTCTCGCTTTCAGTGCCAACTGCATTACTGATGTAACTTTGCGCTTGAGTGCCCGTGCGCGTGACAACGGTATAGCCCTCAAAATTAGGATTATTGGACGCATCTCGAACAGGTGTGCCTTCTAGGTAAATTCCCTGTTCACCGTTCTCAATGCCTTCAATTTCACCTTCACAAAGAAGGTCTAAAACGTTTGCATATTGGACTGACTGCAGCGAATCATCAGCCTCTGTAGGTGTGCGGCTTGAGCCACCACCGCCGCCACCGCCCCCTTTGCCGCCGCCACCGCCGCCACCACCACCGCCAGCACCAATAATCCTTGTCATGTCAGTTGATCAACGTCAAGACCGCTGGAGATAACGGCCGAACCAACAAAGCAACGGCCAAAACAGACGGGGACCGGCAGGCCTTGTTTGCCAGTGTTGACGATGCCTGACAAGGTGAACGACTCAAACTTGGCAGCATCACGCCCGCGCTCTGTGGTGGCAGTGGATTGGACAGGTGCGGGTGAAATGGCTTGAGCAACACCACCAAGCACCAAGGCTGCACCCATGCCACTGAGGGCAACGCCCAAGGTTGTCAACGCTCCTGCTGTTCCAGCTGTTGCGGCTGTTGCGCCAAAGAGGCTAGTTGCACCGAACAGACCAGCGCCTGGCAGCAGAAACGAGAGGGCAATAAGGCCAACGCCCACTCCAATCTGACCGCCAACGCCACCCGCACCTGCAATTACAGGGGTGATGCTAAAGACTTCACGCTCACTCCATGGGCAAAGAAATAAGCCGGCATTTTGTTCGCTAATTTTGTCTTTGCCAATAGAGACGCGGTACATCACGCCATCTTTTTCGCTATCAATTAACCACTTTTCAAGGCCAGGAAAATTGACGCAGAGTGCCTTCAACGCTTGCGCTGGCGTATCTGCTTCAAATTCGAACCGGCACTGCCCCAGCTTTTTGCGGAGTGCGCCGTAGACCTTAACGACTTTCATGCCGCAGGACCCTGGCGGTGCTCTTCAAATAATACCCACCATAAATATCGCGACTGCTCAGGCGGCCCTGAAGATGATGCAGGATCAGCTGATCACCAAGGTAGATGGCCGCATGATTGGGCAACGGTGATTGAAGCTGCATCAAAATGGCGTCACCGTATTGCAGCTCCTCTACGGGATTGGGTAGAAGCCTTCATTGGCAAAGTTGTCGAGGTAGAGGTTTTGCCCCTTAAGCCAGAACTGATCACGGCGGTCATAGTCGCGAAGCTGCAAGCCCAGCTCCCGTTGATACCAGTCACGGCAAAGGCTGTAACAGTCCACCAGACCAAACACAAATTCACGCCCCACGTAGGGCAGCTCAAACCCCTCGGGCTCGCAGTACCCCCATTGCTCGGTCTGTGGGTTGACGATGTGCCACGGCAGGCCGGTCTTTTCACATGCCACACGATCAGCCTGTGATGGCGCTGGGTTGGTCTTGGGATGGCTATGGACAACAGCGACAATCTCGCCCTGATCCTCTGCCTTGGCGTAGTCAGCAGGGTCTAAGACAAAGTGCTCATCAGGTGTTTCAGCCAAGTTCTGACAGGGGAAATAACGCTTACGCCCCTTGACCACGGCCACCAAGCCGCACGCCTCACGCGGAAACACATGCCTTGCGTGCTCCAACGCCTCAAGCTTGATCGCCTCTGACAGCTTCATTGGACTAATCCAGCCCCAGGGAACGACCCAAATGGCAACTCGGCGGTGGCGCCAAACCGGAG